CCCCTCAAGACATTGCTCGCCGGAGAAACCAGTATTACGCACCTTTTTACCTTTAGGCCCGCATAACTCGTTTATGATCGCCAAGCAAATAAAGGGCATTACTAATGGGTTTTTTAATGTTCTCATTTTGAAATTATTTTTTAAAAAAAATTAACAACTAATATTGTAAGATAATTGCCCGGTTACACAAAAAAAGTGGTTTGGCTGTATATCTGTAAACTTTATGTTTTCAACATCAAACTCGCCAAAACATTCTTTTAAGCCGGTGCCAATCGAGGTTGGCGCAAAATTCTTTTGAGTTTTTAGTACTCGTAAAACGTCCTCGTGTGCTTTTTCGTCGGCCAAGCCGTTAAAATTCGGGTAAACCTTTTTAAGATCGAGCATAACAATAATCTTGCACTCGACTTTATATAAAACACCCTCGGCCGTGTTGGCCCGATCTGCAACGGTAAAGAAAATGTTTGCGGCAAATGCGTCGTCCCTTAAGGGGTCGGCGTGGTCGCCGTTGGTCTTACGCACTTGAGGCGTAAACCTCGTTTTTTCTTCCGGGTGCGGCACCTTTACCGCCCGGCCGTACATCTGTACGTTTTCCCACGGCAATTTGTTAAACAACAAAGTTTGCACGCGCTGTATTGCAAAATCGCTCCCTTTTGGGTTTTCAAGTGTGTTATTGTTTCCAGTCATTACCAAACGTTTTCGCCGATTATTAATACATCATTAGGAAATATTATTTTTTGGGCCTCCGATACCGCGTACGCTTGTCTTGAGATCAAACCCCGGGACACCGTAACCCCTTTTTCATTCTTAACGCCCTCGAGTTCCGTTTTTAGTAAACCGTACCTCGTTTTGCGCTCGACGTCGTTTATGCGCTTTGAGGTTAACATACTTTGCATTGCCATTGCGGCAACTACATAACCGTAAACTCTATGTATTACGCCAATGTATTTAACAACGGTGCCCGCATAGTCCTCAAGAGGGTTATATTGCGGGCTGTTGTTAAAGATTAATGTTAGGGCCTCAAGTGCACCCTGCTTTTTGAAACCAAGCAAAACGGCGTTTAACTGGTCGTTGTTTAATGGATCGTCGCCAACTGTCTTGTAAACGTCCTCACTTGTAACAAGGGCGTGAAACCCGTTAAAAAGACGCCCGGTACTTGAGGCTTTGTTTAGGTCGCTAATCGCGCCGATACCGGGCATATTTATTGGCTCATTCCAACCAACGGAACCCATTACATACTGTATTGTGGTTTCGCTGTGCATGGCTTATAGGTTAACGTTAACAACTACCTCGTCGGTTGTGATAAGGCCGGCACTATCTGTAACGGTTAACTTAAATACATAAGTACCGGTTTCTAATGCTGTAACCGCCGTGGTTAATGCGTTAGGAGTGGTTAAAGTACCTCCCGCCGGGCCGCTTACTTTACTCCATACATTAGTTGAAATTGTCCTATCGTTTGCAGCCTCGGCCGTACCTGTTAAGGTCGTGTTGTTGGCTGTAACTTCTTTGTCCTCGCCCGCGCTAATGATCGGAATTGAAAGCGCAATTTTTAACTGCATTTCCTGATCTTCGTTAAGTTCGTTCACTTTTTTAACAAGTGTGCTATCTTTCGCGGTTGGCGAAACTGTAACACCCATATTTGTAAGTGTGCTCATAAGTTTGGCACGGCTAACGTTGGCACTACCATAAATTGTAATTGTGGTGTCGTTGTCAGTCTGTATAGTGTCTCCCGTTGGTTGGGCCTCCTCGACGTCAAGTATGAAAATATTTGCCATGTCAGGAACCGGAATAGCAATAGCTTGTGAACTTGTAACCTCAAGAGGCGTGTCGCCTTTTTCACTGTACTTTTGTACAAGTATATAGTCGTCAACTTTTTGTTGTTCTCTTGTCTCGTCAACAAACACCTCGGCCGGTAACGTACCGTAAAATAATTTACCAACACCAGTCTCGGCCGGCATAAATACAACCGCGTTGTCAGTCCAACAAGTAATTGAGGTGTCTTTACCGTTTTTCTCAAAAATAACGCTGCGATCAATTTTACGAATTGTTACGCCGTACTCGCCGCCAAGAAATTCGTTAATAACCTCCATTTTAGGCGTGCCCAAGTTTTGCGTAATAGGGTAACGCAAGTACCCGGCAATTTGCTCTTTAACCTGTTGGTTGTTCCTAAATTTATTCCATGTCTTAACGTCCATGTAAATAACCCTCGGAGCCGGTTTGCTCATTGTTGACGCTGCATTAACAATACGCTCTATGTCGTCAATTGGTTTCGCATCGGCGTCGCTCCATTTAGTAACCGCGCCAAATTTTTGCTCGTCAGGGTGCCCAAGGCTAACGCGGATCTCTTTAAGCCCAACGTTGTTCTCGTCGTCGATAGCAAATACACCGGACGAAAGCCCCTGTAAAAACATATACTCGAGACGCTCCCAAATACCAACCGTAACGGCTTTCGTGTCTGCAAACAATATAGAGGCAATCTCGGTTTCGCGGTTTATCCTGCTATCTTGTAATTGTATGATCTCGGCCATTTGCGTCTCGTTCAAATAACGCTTGGTTGCTAACTTGGGTATTGTGCCCTCGGCGGTTGCCAGTTTACCTCTTTGTTTTAAAGGGAAATTTGCGTCAAGCGCGACAACATCGGCCATAACGGCACGGCCGTTAATGTTAATGTTAGTCCACTTCATAGACCCGGTAAATTGTTTCTCGAGCATTTCAGCAAACATATAACGTTGCGTGCCCTCTTTACCGTTTATAAATTCAGTTAAGCGCAAAATATAATTTGCAAAAAACTTAACTACTAACTCTAAAAATAAACTCTTATCCATTTGATTAAAATGTTAAAATTTATAACGGGTTTTATTCCGTTATAAATTTGATTAATGACATTGCCTCTTTTAGTTCCTCGGTGTACACGAGACCGGTTACGTTTTTATACGCCTCCTCGTTAATTGTCCCGGTGTACATTACCGCAACAAAAGGTTTTTCTTTTGGAACGGTTGCAACGACCGCACCTAAAACGGTGTGCCCTGCGGGAACGGCAACAAACGCGCCGTCAGTTACACCCAAAAGTTTTGCCTTTTTCGTTGCGTCCTCCTCAATTACTACGTGCCCCGCAACAATATTTTTGGCGTCTGTTGGGAGGCCGGCCGGGTCGGCGGTTCTACCTCCGGGGTATGTCATACCCTTTTCAACAATTATAATATTGTCCTTTGACGTATCATAACTGTTTTCTGCTGTTGTTAAGTCATACATAACAATTAGATTTTTTTAAATGATTTATAATTAAATTTTACCAAACACTTTATCCATTTGCTCCTTTGGAGGGGTGTCTTTGCTTTCTCCGGGTTTAGGAGGGCCCGCGTATTGTCGGCTGTTGTTGTTAGCCTGTACAATTTCGGTGTACTCGGTTTCCAGTGCTTTAAGTTGCTCCTCAAACGGGGTCTCGCTATTAAGATCAAAACGGTTTAACCACTTTTGTTGCACGTTGTCGGGAATAAGTTTGGAACCTTTAAGAAGTGCCGCAACTTGGGCTTGCTTGCTTTCGGCTGTTTTGCCCTCCTCTAATTTGTTAAACTTTTCCTCTAATGCCTCGTACTTTTCGCGTAATGCCTTTTCGGCCGGGGTCTCATTTGCCGGCGGTTCGTTTTTTGGCTCCGGTTCTTTGGCCGGGTCGAAATTGTGCTTTTTAGCTAAGTTCGCCGTATTAGTTGTAACGGCTGCTGTAACCCTGCGGTCAATTTCTTTTTTTACGTCGGCGTTCTCGAGCATTTGCGCCGTTGTGGGTGTCGTTGGGGGGGCGAGTGCTGCATAATCGTTAATTGCGCCCTCGATCTCCTCCTCTTTAGTAACCGTAATGTACTTTGTAAGTCCCTTGTTTAGCCCTCTTTTTTCAAGTGCCAACTCAAGTGCCTTTAATAGTTCCTCGTTCATAATGACTATGGATTAAAATGTTAATATTACGACAAAGCTATAAATAAAATTGATACATCGTATATAGACACAAAAAAAGGCCCTAACTCCGTAATTACCGGGTAGGGCCTCTATAACCAATCAAACCAACTTATATGTGCAAATATAGGGTTTTTATGTGCTAAAACTATTTTACAAGATTTTCTTTTGTGAGGCCTTTTTTTTCCTCGTCCGGTACATTGGGTTGCGCCGGGGCCTGTTTGCCGCCCTCGCCCTCGTTTACCACTACAATACGGCCCAATACCTCGTTTTTGTTTATGGTTAGGCGAAACGGTTTGGGTTTCGAGCCGTGGGTTGCTTGTGCAAACCATATCTTGCCCCAAAATAAAACGTATAGACGCTCCCAAAAGCCGAAAGTA